CTTTAAATGGTAATGGCATAAATGCATCTTTGATACTTCCTCCAGGTGCATCTACATCTCTGAATTCTCCAGGTTGAATTGCTTGTGCTTCATCTCTAACTCTGATTCCACGTTGTTTAAATCCTGCCGGTAAATTACTTAAAGTTCCTGCGTCTAGTAGTTGACGTAAAGCAGTGGTTGCCGTTCGTGACAAACCACCGATCATATGTATTAATCCAAAGCCATAAAAACCCATGCCAGGTAAAAATTTAAAATGTACAAAATAATCTATTTTAGATTTTGTTGGGTCTTCTGCTTGAAAGTTTCTTCTAATCGATAATATCTCTCTGCTACCCATTTCAAGGGTTACAATGTATGGAAGTTTAATTCCTGTAGGCTCATTATTAGAATCTTTATCTTCAAAACCTTCTAAATCTAAATCAGTATGGATTTCTAAAATTGTAAAGACATCTTCATCTTGTGTTTTTTTGACACCTTCTAGTTCTCTTTCTTTTTTTTGTACTTCTGTTTCTTCGTTGTACCCTGGTGTTAATTCTATATCTTTATAAAAACCTGATACTTGTTTTTTTCTAACTTCGTTCTCAGACATTTTAATCATGTGAATAACAGACTCCGCATCTTCTAAAGAAGTTGCAGTATATGGAACAACTAAATCATCAGCCGGTACAAATTTTGAGACGGCTCTGCCAAGCAGTTCATCGTAATAAACTTTCTTGAACGCAGAGCCGGCAAGAGGGAGATAAAAAAGCATTTGATCGAACTCGGGTTCATACTCCTTCATCACATCCATGAGCTGATAGTTCATGAATTCTTTAACTCTGTTTGATTGGTCTTCTCTGGCTCTATCTGCTAGTCCAACTATTCTAGTGTGTACTGGACCGTTAGCCGGTAATAATTCTTTGTAAGCTTGCGCTTGAAATTGAGTAACCGCTTCTGCAAGAACAGGATGAGTTGCACCACTTGCTCCTTGAAAGGGTTGAGTTGGGTTTTCGTATTTAAATCCTAAAAGGTCTAATCCTTTTGTATAACTGTCTTCCCAATCTTTTCTTGAATTTTTGTATTGATTATAATTTGCTGCAAGTTCAGAACCTAATTTACCTAAAACATCTTCGGGTAAAAGCTCTGCTAAGTTATCGAAATGAGATTCACCACCACCTGCATTAACTGCTTCAGGATCAAAACTAATTGTTGCACCACCGTCTTCTTCTTGGGTTACTTCAATATCATCTGGTCCGACTTGCTCTTCAATATTTTCTTGTTGAGCGACAGCGATTTCTTCTTCGCTAGGTAATTTAATTTCAGTCTCTACGTTTGGTAGGGCTTTGTCTATATCTGCCATTTATATTCTCCGAGTTCTTTATTGTTGTAACCTGTTTTGTAGGAACATTCAACCCCTGTGAGTCAGGTCCTTTAAGTGGTGGGATTTCCTTCCATTTGACGTGTTGCATATTTGCAACAAGAGTTTTATTCTTCACTGAACATGCCTCTTTTATTTCTGTAGTCATCAAACAATTCGTAACCACTGATACCAGCAGATAACGCAAGACCTGGTAAACCAAATCTTCTAGACACAGTTTTTAATACACTTGGACTAATTCCAAGTCTCATAGTTTTTGCAATTGTAGGATTTAATCCTTTAGTAGCAAATTCTGTTGCAGGGCCCATAAAAGCAGCACCTAAATAATTTGCTGGATTAGTTGCAATGTCAGTTAATGAGTCACCCTGTTGTACTTGACCTGCAATATACAAAGGCTCAGTTGCAAGTAATGCAGCCGGTGTACCTAAAGCAGTTAAACCTCTTCCTAAAGTTTTTAATGCTGTCTTTGTAATTCCAGATTTATTTGCACCCAACGCTCCGCTTCTTGCTGCTTCAATTGTAGATGGTGCAACTGCTGCAGTTCCTGCTACAGCACCAGCTCCAAGAACTGGTAATTGATAATCTAATATCTCTGGACTTTCTTCTGGTGTGTTATCTAAAGATCCTGTTACCATGTCGATCAACATATTTTTTTGTTGCTCTTCGTTTGACAAATAAGTTGTCGGGTCATCGTTCATAAATTTTTTAACAGCACCTGCTGTTGCTGCACCGACTGCAGCTAGGGCACCAAACTTACCAGCACCTTTTACAAATGGACGTTGTAAAAAATTAGTTGCAGCGTTTTTAACTTTGTTAATAGGTCCTTCTTGGTATGGTAATTGATTAACTTCTTGCGCTAATTTTTGAGGATTGTTTTGTAATGCATCTTCAACAGCATCTACACATTTTAATGCTGCCCCACCACTAGCCTTTCCTTTAATACTTGGTAGTTCACAAATTTGACCACCCGCTACTGCATCAGCTCTAGCGTTATTAAAAAATTTAGTTAAAATTTTCTCTCCTTCTGGTCTTTTATAAAATTCAGTAACCTGATCTTTAATTTTTAAAAAATCTGAACTAGCTTTTCCAGAACCACTACCAAATATAACATCATCAACTTTAACTTGCACACCTTTAGCTTCTAATTGAGGAACTGTTTTTAAATCACCTGATTGTATTTGAGATGTTGCTTCTCTAGCTAGAGCGTTCAAATCTCTATTTAATAATTGATAATCTCCAGTTGCTCTAACTCCAACACCTTGAATGTGGTGTTGTTCGATAGCATTTTTTGTTCCCTCAATTCCAACTTCACCCATCATATATTTGTACAAATCAGAAAGACTTATTCTACTTGTATCAATACCTTTGTTTTGTAAAATATTTTTTAATGCACCACCTATTGGAAGTTTTGCTTTATTAGCAATGTCTCTAAATTTTTTAGTCTCCGCATAGTCAGGGTGATTAGACATTAAAACACCATCAGCGTTGGACCCTGTTATAAACTTATCAGCAAATAAATATTTATTACCCCCACCAAACTCTGTGTTATCTATAAAACCTATAATCTTGCTTTTGTTATTAATATTTTTTCGAATAGGCTCATAACGAGTATCTCCTAATCTAAATGCTCTATCCATTTGAGCACCCATCCATCCGTCTGCACTTTTTAAATCTGCAGCTAATTCATAAGGTTTTCCTTCTTTAACAAAGTTTACTACTTTCTTATAAACGTTTTCGTTATCTTTTAAATTTGAAATTCCAAATTTAAAATTTTTAAAATCCCAATCGTCATATAAATTTGCAAACTTATTTTTAATATCTTTTTGAGTTTCTTTTGAAAGAGGGTTGTTTATTTTTTTAAAAGGTGAGTATGTACCACCTTGTTGATTAAGTCTTGTAAATATTTTTGATTTCTCAAATCTGTTTAAATCATCGAATTTAGTTTTAGTTATTCTATCTGGATTTTTCTTATGTTCTCCTCTAGTTGCTTTATCTAACTCTGCTTTAGAATATAGTTTACTTTCTCTTGGTGGTTGAGGTGCTTTAGCTACATCTCTAATTACAGTTATATTAGGGTTATCAAATGCTATATTGTTTACTTGTACTTTTGGATTTTTATAACCAAGCTCGTCTAATTTTTTTATAAGTTCTGATTGCTTTATTGTTGTTTTACCTTTTAAAAAATTTTTTAATTTTTGTGAAGTTCTTGATTTTTCAGAATCTTGTGGAAGTGATCCAGGTATAACAAATTTACCTCCTCTATATTCTAAAGCTTTTCTAATTTTAACTCTAAGTGGTTTGTTTTCAGGACCAACTAAATCTGCATATTTTGCGTTAGGGTTACCTGTATAATATTGGGCAGCTTTATCTAATTCCTCAACAGCGTATTTTGATTGAGGGCCAGCAGAAAAAAGTTTAGCCATTAGACCTCCAAGATCTTAGCTAGTCCACCTTTTGCAAAGTTTTGTGTTTCGTCAATAAACCTTGCAGTTAATCTATCAAAGCTTGGATCAGTTGGACGTAGACCATTTGCATCTACGACATTGTTTAAGACTCTGTTTGTAAAGATTATAATCTCTTCTGAGCTTGCACCTGATGGCAATGCTTCAGCGATTCTTGGACCAAAATATTTTTCAACTAATACTAAAGGATCTCCTGCAATACCTCCGCCACCTTCTGTAATATATTTAACATCAGCTTCATCTATAATGTCTGCAAGGTTTGTTCGATTAGGGTTTTCTTTTTTTAAAGTCTCTACTAAAAATTCTCTGGCAGTTGCACGTTTAGTGGGGTTGCCTCCTTTGTTAGTCATCACAGCTCTAAATTGTTTTTCAAGTTCAGGGTCCTGTTTTGCTAAAGATCTAATTGTTCTTGCAAATCCGTCAAAGCCTTGTTCAACTGGTGCTGCAATATCATCTGGTCCGCCACGTGAACCGGGAGGAGGTAGGTCAACAGTATCTATCGCCCTTTTTGCTGCTGCAGCATTTTTAGTAACTCTAAGGTTATCTAAATCATCTAGACCTTCTTCAAGATCAAAATCATCTCTCAATGACATTAAACCTTCTTTGTCTAAATTCCTGGTCCTTGTTGCCAGGTCAGTGATGTTTGCTGGCGCTGCAGGTGGATTATAAAACTCATCCATCTTCATCATGTTAGTTAAAAGTTTGTTTGCTTGAATGTCGTTAAGTTTATCGGCTGTTGCAAACCCGACCGAGCTTTTTAATTCTTCTAGTGCTTTGCTTTTAGATATTGCACCAAGTGCCTCGACGTTTAAATCCATATCTAGGAAAGGTTCTGAAGATCTACCGGTTCCCATAAAATTAACATTGGATCGGGTACCAAGGACCTCTGATACATTTCCACCTAGTTTAGAATATAATTTTATAATGGAATCTATTATTTGTTTTTTAGCCATAATACTTTACGTGTCCTCTTACAATAGGCTCTTCTTCATAGTCTTCAGGATGTCGAACCAAACCACCCTGTCTAATTCTCATAATGGCCTGTGTCGTACTATCGACATAGTCATCATATTCGCCAAATGGGAAAGCTGCACATTCTTCTACAACTTCCTGTGCAAAATGCTCATGCATAGGAGCCCATATTTTTCCACTCTCAAAGAGCGGGGCAACGGCGTTTAATCTTGTATGTTTATCATTTCCTTTTGAGGGTGTAAAGTTAATTACTGGAATATCCATTTGTCTAAGTTCGTGAGTTAGAGGTAGTCCTGTAGCTTTCGCCTCAATAATTACCATATCAGGTTGCCAGTCTCTATACTCTTCTAAAGCTACACGCCGGAGTTCTGGAAAGTCGTACCGGTCTTTAAATGCGTTAAGCAGTATTATATTTTGTCCGTCGGCCTCGGTCGTAAAGACTCCCCACGTGGTTATAGCTGAAAAGTCAGAACTAGTTTTTTTAGTAAATGCTGTATCGTAAGACTGTACTATATAATCTAAAGGTGGTGGATACTTGTTTGTCCAGTCACGCCACCAATCTCTTTTTAAGATTGCTCCTTCTTCTGAAGTCGGGTTCTGCATATATTGGGCCAACCAGTTGGAAACAGGGATCGAGGCTTTTGTTTTAAGTAACTCTTCTGTCGTCCAAAATTCTGGCCACACAGGTTTTCCATCAGGTAGTATTGCAGGTAGTTCTACAACTTCCCATTGATCACTCCCTTCTTCAGATTGTGCTTTTAATAATTGACCGGTCACATCTTTAGTTGACCACCTGGTCATTACAATAACGATAGCACCACCAGGCTGTAAACGCTGACGTGGACCGGCTGTATACCAGTTCATAGCTTTCTCAAATGCTTTACCGTCTGCTCTTACATCTTGTTCTTTGTGTGGGTCATCAATAATTAATAGATCAGCACCACGACCTGTTATTGCTCCACCAACACCGGCTGCAAAATATTCTCCGCCTTTGTCAGTTTTCCATTTCCCTGCTGCCTGACTATCTTCTTGAAGTCTAGTGGGAAATAGTTCTTTGTAATTTTCTTGGTCTACAAGATTCTTAGTCTTACGTCCAAAGTCAATAGCAAGGTCTGCTGTGTGAGTCGCTTGAATAATTTTTAGTTTTGGATTCTTCCCTATCATCCAAGCAGGGAGCAGGTAACTTGCAAATTCTGATTTAGTATGCCTTGGTGGCATATTGATGATTAGACGTTTGATCTTTCCGCTAGCAAGATCATTAAATTTTTTATTAATAATTTTATGGTGGGACCCCTCTATAAATTCTGGCCACACGTACTTAACAAAACTTAAAAAATTTTTTGTAATATTTGGACGAGCTTCATCCAAAGCTACACTACGTTCTAGCTCAATTAGGTTAGCGGCTTCTTCCTGGGTTAGACCCTCATATTTTTTTTCTAAAATTTTTTCTTTTTGCATATCTACAATATGTTTTCAAAACTTATACCATAATCGTCTAAATCTTCAACTTTAGTCATGACTTAGGATCCCTTTTGTATTTAGGGGGTGTTGGGTTTTATAAAAGCAATCTGGGGTGGGCCCTCCCGTGGTACCTCTATAAATTTTTGGGGTGGGCCCGCCCAGAAAATTTTTTAGCGAGCTATGTGGTTTTTGCATAGGGTCTGGGATATATCCCAGACCCTAGATAGTGTGTCAAGTATTAATCAAGTAATACCATGTATGCCTCTGGGTTATGTTCTCTGAAATAGTTAAGACCATCTCTAACTAACTGCCACTTCTTAGAGTGGCCGTCGATACCTATTTCCTTATCTTCGATTGTCGCCTCTACTTCATTGATAAAGATTTCGTCATGTATCTTGGCCTCATGTGGTGTAAGTAAAACAGACTCTCCATTAAATCTATTCTTACGTTCCTCTGTTGCGTCGATCATTGTTGCGTCTTTTAATTTACTCATTGTTGTCCTTTCTGTTATATCTGGGATATTATATTATTCTGCATTGTTGTCAACTCTTTGAATTGTATGTCTGTTGCCCCAATGAGTTTCCTCAGTTACTTTCTCATAACCTTGGCTCTCGCGTCTGTGTCTGATAAACTCAATCGGTCGACCATGTTCGATGTTTTCCATGTTATGATTAAGCCATTCATACTTACAGTTTTGGCTACAGAAATATTTATCTGAACCACTTGGTTGCCAACCCCATTGATTTGGACCTTGGTCCATTGTTGCATATGCATACTTACCTCTAATCACACCTCTAGATTTTAGAAACCTATCATTAGTAGTTCTGGTATGGCATGTTGGTCCTTGGCAAAAATGTTTATTCGTCATTGTCATTACCTCTCTTTATCCAATAACTACCACTCGCAGTTCTATAATTATTTGCGTCAATATCAAAGTATGTAATCAATGGTTTTAAAGATTTACTGAACCAATATTTACACTTGTCATTCCATTGTCCACGTCTAGTAATAAACTTACTATGCTTTTTAGCATAGTAAGATATTTCAAATTTCTCGCCATTTACCATTAGATCAACCCCTTTATTACTGTGTCATTGATTGCTAGTAATAATACTGCCAATGTTAGAATGCCGATTAAAACAAATGATATACCTTGGTTTCGTTCAGCTTGAAATAATCTTTTACGAGTTGCAAAAATTAAATCGTTTTGTTTTGAATTGTAGTCAAGTAATTTATCAATTACTTTTGAGTTACTTGCGTCTGTTTTAGTTGCGTTCGTCATTTATACCTTTCTGTTAGTTATTTGTATATCTGGGATATTATAGTAATCCCAGATATAGTCAATAGTTAATTTATACTTTCTTCATATTTTTTTCTAGCCAATATTTTTGCCTCTCTTGATTGTTGTTTGTTCTTCATACCTTTAATCATACTAGCCAAGTTGCTTGGATTGTAGATAGTTAAACCTGTAGAGTTAGTTCTAATTAACTCTGCCTCATCAACTTGTATTCCAAGTTCTGTTGCAAGTTCAATACCCTCTGATAGATACCTGTATGCTTTCAAGCCAATCTTTAACTGATCGCATTGTTTCATAATTGTATCAATCCATGTTTGGTGTTTAGTGACTAGATTACCTTTTGCAATTCGCCATGCCTCAAACTGTTCGTACTCATCTTTAGTACAAGCGATAGCACGTGAACGACAGTAAGATGTTCCAATTACATCAAGATAGTATTGGTCATTAAAAGTTTTTGCCATACCTGTATTCTCGCTACTATGATAGTTAGTATATCCAAGTGCTTTCATACATGCCTCAACATGTTTTGTTTTATGTGGATTGTCCTTGTTCTCTGATTGTTGTGCATAGATATCTGGGTTGCAATCCATAGCTTTTAAATCTTCTCTAAAATATGCAACTGCAAATTTCTTTCCGTCCTCATCACTATACTCACTACCATTTAGATTACCAAACAAACCAAAATCAAAATGTGATTTTGTTTCTGTTGGTTCGCCCTCACTATCAACACCCTCGTTGTGTGCAAAATAAAAACATTTATCTTTTGCAACA